GTAGCGACATACAAATGACCCGATGCAATCACAGACTTGTTAGTAATGTCCACCAAGGCCCCTTGAGATTGCGTCGTAAGTTGGAAAGCAGTTTGCGAACCGGTGTTAGGAGCACCTGCAATAGTACCCAAAGGAGCACCATATACAACCTCAATGTTATGGATCCTGAGGACGCTTTTGCCCAGGGCATCTACATAAGCCCCAAGGTCTATTGCAACTTGATTAAAGGTCGTGCCGTTCGTGTCTGCTTTTGCTCGAATAAAGAAACTGTCAGATTTCGCCATGATCCCTCCGACATAGTTCTAGTGTAAAAAGTAAACCTAGTGTTCTTGTGCATCCAGCACCTTAATCTTCTTTTTCAAAGTGGCTACGCCTAATGCGTTGCAGGTTATCGGGGCCGATGGGCTTACGCACGACTTACTTATACATACATACTTATTAGGGAAAGCCTACTGGGGTGTACTATGGGAGTAAACAAAACCATCAGTTTGGACGCACAAACTGCAATGATAGCGGAGAGGATGCCTAATTTTAGTCAATTCGTCCGCAATTCATTGAGAAAACATGCGAGAATGGAGATGAAAAAGGCACTACCGGAGCATATTGCCCCCGAAGCTGCAAGAAACTGGGGCGATCAGAAGGATAAATGCAATCCTCGACACATGAAAGGTCGCTGTTTTGTTTGCTGGGGTGATGAATGATGGCTAATCAGAACACTTTCCTTTGTGAATGCGGTCGTGTGATTGGAAGGATGCCCAAAAGTGCCTATCATTTGCCGTGGAACGCCGAAGAAGGCGACCCCGTTCACCGTGGCGTCATGTGTGGCGGTTGCAGGTTGAATTGGATCTACATCAACGGTGGCGGAAAATATGTCAATGTCAAGAAATGTTGCTTTGGAATCAAGTGCAATGGTGATTGCTGATGAAGGAGTTTTGCCCTCGATGCGATTGGACTTCGAAAAAGAGTCATTCTACCCAGTGGGTTCCGTTTATTTGCGACAAATGTTGGTTCGGTGAAGACCATGAGTGAAGTTATCAACCATGTAGAAGGTTTGAAGGCTCAACTCGAAGAATGGTTGAACATCATGTCGGATGATCCACACTTCGCACCACCCGCTTGGGTGATGGAATCAATGTGGACACGGCTTAATTTGATAAAAAACCGCTTAGAAATGCAGGAAACGCAATCGCCAGCTCAGGATTGACCTTCAGAGGTAAGGAATCAAAGCCATAGCAGTTCGTACAGCCTCGAACCCGCCGACCATAGCGAGAGTAAGAAACGAGGCGATCAGATTTAACTTGATGAGCCCCTCAATGTTTGTGTCGTTTTCTGCACGTCGTTCTTCTCTGCTCATCAACCATTGAGCAAACTTTTCAGTTCGTGTGTTTGATTTTTCAATTGGAGTTTCATCTTGTGACACTTTGGCTGGCCTCCTTGATTAGCGTTAGAATTGCCTGATCATCCGTGAGAGTGACGGCTGTTAGATGAATTAGGTAATTGGCGGGATGAGCAGAGAAGTTGCTGATGTAAAGGTCTTGATTGACCAGGTGGTCCTTGTCGATAAGTTCGAAGGTCATTATCCTTGACGATGCGGAAGTAGTTTGAGCGGCCCATGCAATTTGTCGATTGTCTGAAGCATCCCAGTCCGGTCCGAGATCATAGTTGAGTCCGAGTGCGCATTCGGGGTCATCTCCTGAAACAATTGAGATCGCCCACACATGGAACTCATCGACTTTCATGGCGTGAGTCAATCGTCCGTCATCGACGATGAGCCGTTTGACGCTGTTCGGTTCAACACGACCTCTTAGTGTATGCTGCTTCATCACTTCTTCCCTCCTGCAATTTTGTGAGCCGCCCGCACAGCCGCCTTGAATCCGTTCTTCTTCCAGTTACCGTTCTTCAGTTTGTACTTCGGAGACACACGCTTGAAGGCCGCCTTGTATTTCCGATTGTATGCGGACACCTTGCGCTTCTTCGGAGCTTTACCAGCTGCGACAGCACCGGTGGTGGTTCCTTCGACGAATCCTTGCACCAGGGCGGGAGGTAATCCAGTAGCGGCGGCAACAGGCATGAGCAGAGCATCGGCAAGCGTTCGCATTTGCATTGCAAGCATTTCCTTGCGTCGGCACTCTGGGTTATTACAAGCCAAGGAGTTCACCTCATTGCTGGCTTAGTGCGAGAGCCATAGCAGCTGAAGCATTGAGAGTCTCAACGGTACACTCCATCATGATGGAGACTTCATCGAGATGGTTAAATGTCTGATCGACGCCAAGGTAGATTTGTTCAACCCCGACCAAGTAGCCATTGGACCATCGTTGAGGACCGACATCGAGAGTATCTTCCATAAACTCTGCATAAGTCGCATTCGTAGCGACATACAAATGACCCGATGCAATCACAGACTTGTTAGTAATGTCCACCAAGGCCCCTTGAGATTGCGTCGTAAGTTGGAAAGCAGTTTGCGAACCGGTGTTAGGAGCACCTGCAATAGTAC